ATCCATTGGGGCGTCAACGGGACGAGGAAGAACCAGAACGCGCCCTACTCGTTCCGATCTAAGCAACCGCCCTCCGGGCCTATCATGGAATGGATGAGGGCGAAGCCTGTACGCCTGCGCGACGCCTCGGGTAAGTTCGTCAAGCAGACCGAATCGAGGCTTAAGAGCGCGGCCTTCCTCATCGCTCGCTCCATCAAGAGAAACGGCATCGTAGGGCTCAGATATTACTCGGTGGCCCTCGAAACCATCGTTCCCCAATACCGAGAAGAACTCGGGGAGGCTTTGGCCCAAGACCTCGTCAAGGCTCTCTCCTTCACCGCTGGCAACATCACCGTAAGACCGAAATAATGGCTTTCTCGTTTAACACCAATATTACCGCCTCTACGGAGGCACCCTACGAAGAGAGGCAGGTAGCCCCGCTCTACTGGTCGGATAATGCCGTAACCATCGACACATGGCTCGTAGAGGTGTATTTCCTTAATATGAACGGCACCTTAGGTGGCAAAATTTCGGAGGCTTACGTCAACGTTCAAAACGCCGTCTCGAACGTGGGAAGGATTGACATGAACGAGTGGGTGAGAAGTTTTGACATTGAGACTTTCACTCCCTACGTAAAAATTGGCGGAGGTGCGCCTCCTGAGGCCACCGACATAACCTATATGTTTGGGGGGTTAAACGGCTTTCAGTTTCAAATCTATTCCGTGACGGGAGGCGTGAAGAGTGCTATGCAGGGTTCGTACAACTACATCCCCGTGCGTATGGGCAAGAGAGACAACTGGGCATGGAACGAGTGGGACTTCTCCGACTACTTCCCTGACGCCGTAACCAAAAAGGGGTGGATGACGGAGCGACCCGTGAGCTCCAGCCTTGGGGTCAACTACTACTTCGCCGAAGAAGACGAAGCTATCGCCAACCTCTTGCAGATGCAGAACGCGAACTACGTCTACGACGGAACTAACAACCTCAACCAGTCGGACTGGACACAGGTGACCTACGCCCTCTATTTCGGGGGAGTCGTGCGGGATACCCTGACAATCACCCTTGGCACCGCGCCTAGTGCATGGAACTCAGCGCAAAGAACCGTACCTATCGGCCCGGCCAACATCAAAGACAACCCCAACTGGTCTTTGGTCTACGACTGGAATGACGGGTGGGACTATTACGAGGTGCAAGCCAAGGACGCCTCAAACCTACCCCTCGGTCGGCCGATTAGGGTCTACAAAGATTGTCGGCCTATCAAGCACGCACCCGCCCAGCTCTATTGGATAGGTTCCCGCGGAGGTGCTGAATTCTTACGTTTCGACGGAAGGGTAAAGGACGTATATGACGTGTCGGGCCGCGATACCTACAAGATTAACCGAAGCCTTGAAAGCCAAGTTGCCTACAACACGAATGGAACACAAAAATGGTATGCCCAATATACCCCCATGCCTTCAATCGGTAAGCGGTCTTTTGTCTTGTCGGAGGACTTCTTTACCGATGCGGAAAGAGAACTGTTCAAGTCGGCTATTACGGCTCAATATATGAGCGTGCGCTTTGGGGGTCAATGGTACCCCTGTCGTATGAAGACGACAAGCTATACCCACGAGCAGGCGTCCTCGCGCCTCTTGCCTATCACGTGCGAGGTTGAAATCTTACAAGATTTGCTATGCTGAGAATAGCACTTCAAAATACTGGGGGAGGGTATAATGCTGTCCCTACCTACGGCAACGAGCCCCTAAACTTTGCGCTTCAATTTTCGGACATCGAAAATATCCAGACGAGCGTAGGTTCGTTCTCGCAATCTTTTAAGCTCCCCTTCGACGACAACCTCAAACAGTACCTTGGGTTTGTCGACAAGCCTGGGTACGTGGCTCAAGGGACAGACATCAGGGCCAACTACACGCTCTTCTGGAAGAAGCGGTACCCCGCCGCTCTTACGTGGAGGGGCATCCCAGTAGTGCACGGATATATCCAGTTTAAGGGGGTGACACGAACCGACGGACGTGTCGACGTCAAGGGCGTCTTCTTTGCCGAGCAGCTCGATATCGCCAAGCAGGTGGGAGAGAAGATGCTTACGGACCTCGACCTCTCGGCGTACGATCACGAGCTCAACTACGGCAACGTGACAGGCTCTTGGATCGGGTTGGGCATTGGCCCTCAGGTGAGGTACGGAATCATCGACAAAGGTTTCAACTGGAGTTTCCCCGACAACCCGCCCTGGACAAGTAGCGACGGCATCCAGCAGGGCGAGATGACGCCCTTTATCCAAGCAAAGGCTTTAGTCGACCAGATATTTACGGATGCGGGATTGACCTACGTCTCGGACTTCTTCTCGACGGCCGACTTCGGAAATATCTACCTCCCCGCGTACAACGGTACTGCGGCCATCAACACGGCAGACCTTGAAGATCAGACAGCTGCGGTAGGACTCAACGGAGACCTGACAGGCACGTATTCTCTCAACGTGCTCACGATGGTAGACACCATCGCACAAGCCGTCGACCCTGCCGACAACTGGACCAACGCGGGAGGGTACAAGTATACGTGCCCTTATACGGGCTATTACGATATGCGCTTCTCGTGCAAGTGGGAGAAGAGCGACCCCGCGCACTTCGTAAAAATCTACCTCTACAAGAACGGGAGCTCTATCGCTACCCTCGTCGATACTACCCAGACGTCGGCCACGTACTCGGGCTTCCCCGCATACCAAAGTTCTGGGGAGTTTGTTTGGGGTCCTGACATCTGGAGCCCTGCCGCCTCGGGCGGTGCCCTCAATAACGACTACGTCTTCGGTCAGGGCTTCCTCTTCGAGGCTGGCGACGAGATACAAATCTACCGGCAGACGAGCGGCATCTCCGCCAAAATCTACGGAGGGGGTTCTTTCACCCCTTCGGTAGGTAGCCCCTTCACTACGTCTCTGACCTTTGCCAACGTAAGCTCTCCCCTCTCGGGTAGCGACGTCAACCTCTCGGACAATATGCCCGAGCTGAAGCAGATGGACCTCCTCCTCTCGCTTCAAAAGATGTTCAACCTCGTATTCATCCCGTCGGGTATCCCGGGTCAACTTATCATCGAGCCGTGGGACGACTACTTCGCGACGGGCGACGAGGTGGACTGGACGGAGAAAGTACATCGCGACAAGACTATCACCCTCAAGCCCACCACCGACCTACAAGCGCGGCAATATCAGTGGACGTACCGCGAGGGTTTGGACTTCATCTCGGATGCGGTAGAGGCGTCGCTTAACAGGGTCTATGGCGCACACCGCGTCCTTGATCCCGACAACGACTTTGCCACGGGCGAACAGAAGGTAGAGACCAAGCTCGGGAACTACATTGTATCCCTTATCCCGGGGAGTTCGTTCCCTATCCACCGCAGCCTCCAGCAGGACGGAAGCGCAGTAGCTAACCCTCTGGCTATGCTCGCCTATTGGGGTGGCACGGTGACGACATTCGGGGAATGCTATATGCGCGACGACTTGGGAGCTACGGTGGGACCTTTTTCTCTGTTCCCTCTTTTCTCTCCCTACTCGGCTACCTACCCCACCCTTACGGACAACGACCTGAACTTCGGTATGGAGGCGAGCTTCATCCCGCAGGATTGCAACCCCCTGAATACCCTTTATTACAAATACTGGAAGACGTACGTCCGTGAGCTCTACTCCGAGGAGGCCCGCATCATGGAGTGTACGATAAACTTCTACCTGATCGACTTCCAGACGTTCAAGTGGAACACCAAGGTCTTCATCGACGATACGTGGTGGAGGGTCCTGAGCGTCAATACCGACCTCAACGGCAACGGCACCGCGAAGGTGCGGCTTATGAAGGTCCTGCCGGCAAGTACCGACTGCGCCGATACCCCTACCAGCTACGACGCCAAGCCCAACGTTATCTTCTTTAATGGGTCTACCATCGCTTCCCCCGACTTTGGATCGGAGGAGTGCTGCACCCGCTACGGGTATAGGTGGGTACCTAACTCTTCACCTATCGGAGGGGTCACGCCTTTGAACGTCTGCAAACCCAAAAACCAAGCAATACAACCCCAATGAAAGACCCGAAGCATATTATGAGAGGAATAGACCTCTTACAGGCTTACAAGGTCAAGGCACCCCTTCCGTGGTGGCTTGTACCTCTGGACTACTTCCTTGCTGTCGCGTACTTGACGGCCTTCTTTGGGGTGTGCGTCTGGTTTCTTAAAACCGTCCTCTCATGGCTGTAAGTACACAGACTGTT